TTTCTTAACTTGAGATATATTTGACTTCTCTTTCTTCTTGATCTTCTTATATTGTTTCATGATTTTGTCAACTTCGTCTTTGAAGACTTTGACTTTGAGTTGTTTTGCTTCTTCTGAAGTGACAAAACCCAATCCCTGATCACTTTCTTTTCTCTGTTTCTCTTCCAGAAATTCGTTGATTCCAAGTTGAAGTTCTCCCTCAATAATGTCATTAATTTGATTACGGAGTTGTTCCTCGTTCATGAGTTTCTCCTGACTCTCTTCTTTGGTTTAGTTGGTGTCTGTGCAGCACCCCATGTCTTTGGACTTACAATCCCAGGCCCATATTCGATACTGACGATAGAACCCGCTCCAAATTTATCGTAGTACATGTCAAAAATATTTACCTTTGCGTGACATCTAACAAGATCATTACGAACCTCGCCTTGAATTTTATACGTCACAATGTAAGCATCAGAAGGTAGAGTCTTATCACTCATCTCTTCCTGATTGCAGTTTTCTTTCACAAGACTTGTTGAATACTTACTATTCAAGTCTTCTTTTTCTTTTGGTGTCCAATAAGTTTCAGACATCACTTCATCTCTGGTTTTGGTTTTCGCCATACTAACTTCGATTACCCCATTGTATATCGGGGAATGCTTCTTCAACTATGGCACGAGTCAACTTATATTTCTTTTTTAGGTTTTTATCTTTCACCAGACAAATAATTTCTGCTTCATCTGGATGAAGACCCTCTAGGAGTTGCATAAAAAGTTGTTCTCTTTTCATAGGTCGAAGTGAGTCATTCCCACCTTTTACAAAATTATACAACTTTTTCCATTCATATGCAAGGTGTAGATGTTCGGTTCCAGCAGGCGCCTCGTTTTTATTGAACGGAACATCACCATCTGGAAGCATTGACTTCACAGATTCATCAAAATTCCATATCAAAACAGATTTAAGATGTAAAGATTCATACTGCTTAAGAGTCTCGATCTTTTTAGCCTTTGTTTTTTGTTTTGATACCAATGATAATACCTCACTTAAAAGAGGATTTCTTGGTAATCTAGCTTCTCCCAATGTGGGATGTGTTGTAGTCATAATTCGTCGTCAATTTCACTATCAAAGTTTACATTTTCAAATCTAAAAGCAATAATTTCATCTGGGATGACGTTTCCTTTTAGATCATACATCTCAGGATGCATTTCAGAGATGTCTGTTTTTTGTTGATGTTGTTTGTATAACCATCCTATTATACCACCAACAAAGAGAAAAAGCACTGCTACAAGAGTGCCGAAAGTTAAAGCAATCGCTAACACGTTGTTACCTCGAATAGAATTTTCTAAGTTAAACTTGCTGGATGGTGCCCTCCTACGTTGTAACATAAGTTCAACACCTTTATTTAGTTTTAGTTTTTCGTCTCCCTCTTCTTCTTTCTTTTTCGTATCTTTGAGCATCTTCTAGAATCTCACTAAAATAATCTTTAATTTTTCTTGCCTTTGGTTTTCCAAGATGACCGTACGCCTCTCTTAGAATTTGATGTTCACCATCTTTTCCACCTTTAATATATTCACTCAGGTCATTAACAAAGTCAATCAACTCTTTTGCAGTTGAACTTTGATTAAACTCCTTCGCTCCTACTCCTGTTGTTTTACAGGACTTCATAAAATCGTAAAACTTTAAATGAAACTTTTGTTCTTCAAATGCAACGTCAATTGCTTTATCTACGATTGTGTAAATGTCTTCCATCAAACTAAGTTTTTTTCGTCTAAGTATTTGAAGGTGTCTAAACATCCTCCAAGTAGTTTATCATCCACAAGTATTCTTGGGAATGATGATCCGTATCCAAATTCAGAAATGAACTGTTCCTTTGTAAAATCAACACCGAGTTTGTAAGTTCGGTATTCAACTTTGGCTAGCTCTAAAAGTTTTTCTGCTTTTTTGCAGTAGGAACATCCCTCTTTGGAATATAAAGTGAATTTCATTAGTCCTCCTCGATCATATTATTACGAATCTCAAAGTTGTCAAGCCCTTTCACTTCTGAAGGTTCTTGTGAATAATGTAATCCATCGTTTCCGTTTTGTGCAATAACATTCATTCTATGTGTTGTCTGTTCGTCATCCCAGAGTTCATGAATCTTTTCAATGTCAGCATCAACACTTCTCATAGTGTTTTCAATTTTAACATTAATCCATACTTTTTTGAGATATTCAATAAGTCCTAATGCAAGAAAAGAGATGGGAAACTTTTGTTTCTTTGCCCACCTCTCTGCTTTCGCATGCCAAGGATCTACTCCATCACCAAATTGTTTTTCAAATTTTACTCTTGGTGTAATCATTTAAATTTTAAGTACGTTTACTGCTTCCCAATCTTTTTGAAAAAGATCTAAACCTTTGTCAGTTAGAATATGATTGTACATCTTTTCAAAGACTGATGGAGGCATCGTAACAATCCCTGCACCATATTCAAAAGATTTACTCACGCTACCTACATTCCTTATGGATGCAGATAAAATCTCTGTGTCAACAAAATTATATAGTCTCGATTGTTTTTCATAGATGTCTGCAATCTCTTCGATTAGTCCCAAACCATCAAAAGAATTATCATCAACTCGACCCACGAAAGGCGAGACGTAGGCAGCGCCTGCCTTCGACGCCAAGACCGCTTGGGCGGCACTAAAGATTAAAGTTACGTTTACTCGAATTCCCTCCTTAGAGAGGAGTTTACAACCCTTCAGGCCTTCGGGTGTACAAGGAACTTTGATTGTTGTGATTTCACCAAATTTCTCTTTGAGTCTACGACCTTCTTTAAGAAACTCATATGAATCATCTGTCACAATCTCCATGCTAATATCATCAACACCAATGAAGTGCAATCTGTCTGTAGACCTCTTCTGGATCTTGACCACTCTTCTTAATTAGAGTTGGATTTGTTGTGACACCATCAATCAATCCAGTTCCGTAATATTGTCCTATCAGATCTACATCTGCTGTGTCTAGAAAAATTTTCATAAAAAAATGAGAGGATTTATGTCCTCTCAAAGTATCATAGATTTATGTGGTTGTCAATATTTGTAATCAGATACGAACAAAGATTCATTTGATACACCCTCTTCAGAATTTGCATAGAGTCCACATGACGCCTCTGAGTTTGCTCTTGCACGTTCAAGTAATGCGATATGTCCAGCCTTACCATCAACACCTCCCCATGCTCTTAAACATGAGTGTTGTAACGCACGACCAAATGAGAATGATAGATTCCATGGCACATTTGAACAAGTCATGACAAAGTGTTGCATCTCATTTAGATATGATGATGCTTGATCTTCACTCAATCCACCAGATAAAAATACAATGCCAGGCACGGCAGCTGGAACACATCTAAGTAAAGTCTCAACTGTTGTCTTTGCAACAGTCTCTGCATCATCCTCTGGTGCATCACTTCCAGATACTGTCATAGATGGTTTCAATAGAGTTCCCTCTAGATATACACCGTTCAAATGACATGCCTTATAAACCTCTGTGATGACACGTTGTTGAACCTTCGATGTAGTTTCAATACTATGATTTCCGTCCATAAGTATTTCTGGTTCAATGATGGGAACTAATCCAGCTTCTTGTACAGCACGAGCATAACGTGCAAGACCCCATGCATTTTCCTGTATCGCAAGGTCAGATGGCCCATCTTCTGTAATCTGTAGGACTGCTCTCCACTTAGCAAACCTTGCACCTTGAACATAATAATCAGAGGCTCTCTCAACCAATCCATCTAATCCAGAACAAAATGTTTCATGTTCTAATGCACCGACCAAAGGTTTCAATCCTGTATCAACTTTGATGCCTGGAATGATTCCCTGTTTTGTAAGTTTATCAACCATACTATCTCCATCAACATGTTTCTGATAGAGTGTTTCTTCATATAGAATTGCACCACTAATATATTTCCCTAAATCTGGTGTGGTGAATAACATTCCACGATAAGCTTGTCGATTCTCTTCTGTGTTTTCTACGTTGATGTCAAACAATCTTTTTCCAATTGTCTTTGTAGATTCATCAACAGCAATAATACCTTTCTTAAATTCTGATAATTGTTCTGCTGTTTTCTTCAACTGAACTTTGTAA